CCATGTAATATTTTTGGCAATCGTCCTTGTGTCAAAAGAGAAGACATTGGTAGTCAAATCGCCTACTTCGACCGGAGTTGGGTTGAATAACAGGCCATCATCGAGCGTTGATGTGATTATATCTGGCTCTCTTACAATGCCTGGTATAGCGGGAGATGTTGCTCCAAACACATTTGAAACTTCAACTTGCGCCCAATCTACAATCGCATAACCTGTCTGAGTCAATACCTGAACGCCTGGAGTGCTTATTGACGTACCAACGGCCGGAAGTATTAGAATTCCAGCCCTGTCATTGCCAGTACCATTATTGGTGAGGCCTATCTGCACGAGCCACCAGTTTTGATAATTAACCGCACTTATGAGCGTGTAGATATTGCTGGCAGCGTTCATTGCGCCAGTTCCGACATCGATGCGAATTAATGAACCATCAACATAATTTGCAGAATTTACCTGTGCGTCATCATAAAGAATCATTTTGAAATCAACGAATCTTGAAGGGTTTGTTACTGGTCCACCGGCCGCTGGACTAATTTGGGACGGATGTATTACATCACCAGAACTATTGACCGTTTTCCTTATAAAAAATGAAAATATATAACGATTTGTATCGTCCGGAATTACCGCGCTTTCAAGAATGTATCCAGCGCCAGCAATCGAAGCATCTTCAATAACAGATCCGTGACAAGGCCTTCCGTCTGCTCCATATTCAGTACGAAATACCTTCATTGGAAAAAGTTGATCCCAATTAGAAAAGGCTCTATGACTTTCAAGCGGCAAAAGGTTACTGGCAGAATTTTTTTCGTAACCAACACCAACCATAATATTTGACGCAATTTTTGCGCCCTCGGTATAGGTTATTCGGCCGGCACTAGAGATTGTATTAGCGTTTTCTGTTCCGTAGGTTTCAGTGTAATTTGATATTTTGTAAATATTTACCTGATATTCACTGGACTCTGATGTTTGAAAGAATTTAAAAACACCACCCTCATACTGGAATGTAAATGGTGCATCTTTTACAAATGATGTGTCCTGTCCAGATTTTGAATAGGCAGTCCAATAGGTTCGGTCATTTTCCATCCTAACGTCTGCGCTATTTCCGGTTGTTCTCCTCGCAACGCATAAGTAACTTTGGCCGACCGAAAGGCTGTCTTGGAAGTCAACGTACTCACCCAGGGCAAGATTCATTGTCTTTGTGCCATCTACCCATGTACCTGTGCTTCCGGTCGTGGCAGCGAGGGTTAAACTGCTACCAATTGTTGACTGGATGGGGAGGGATACCTTTTCGTCATCCCCCTCTTTAAGAACAACAACATTGACATTTTCGATCAGTATTGGATTGCCTACGCCATCAGAAGGACTTTCGATCGCAAATTTGACGAGTGTTCTCGCTCCGGCAAGGGTATTAATGTTAAGCCCTTTTGGATCCTTTCCACTGACAGGATCTAGGATTGCACCATATGACCCCCATTCACCATCAATATTGAATTGCTTTCTGTCCCACCTGATTACTGCACCAGTATCAATGCCCATTATTGAGATAACAGCCCTGCATGTTCCGGACGCTATAACTCCGGCCATCTTCGCATCAAATGAAATTGCGAATTTTATAGGATCTGCTGATTCAGCAGGTCTACCAAAATGTAAGAGCATCCATGCTCGCACTTCTCCATCCGTGAATGTAAAGGTGACTTTATCTACATCACCACCATCCTGACCGGCAAGTGCTTCTGTTGTAACCACAGTCCCATCTTGCTCAAATGCTTCTGATTGCAAATTATTCGGAGTTGCAATCCAGTTCTTTACATATCTTCCGCCATAAAATCTCGGCTTATTTTCCGGTGTCATAACGAATGTAGCGTCAATATCCGCAGCCCATCCGTAACTATTCCTAGACCAAGTAAGCTCGGTTGTTTTATCAACGTTCCAAAGATCAGAGATCAATGGAAACATTGTTGTTGTTCCATCAAAAGAAACGTTATCGAATGAATTTCTGCTAAATGCTAAACAGCACCAGGCAAGACCATCAAACGCAAACTCAAATACAGCTCCGGCTTTCTCTCCCTGACCGGTATAGATCCACATCCAATCAGCATTACCGTCTTCCTTCCAAGTCTGCGGACCCCATCCGTTTATGACTTTGAAATTTGCTCCGTGCACGATCAATGTTAGCCGATGGCTTTCAGAACTTGATTCCGAACCTGGGTTCTTTATTTCGATCAGGGTATCTTGGGTAAGGGTTATTTCCTGCATCTGTCCATTTGCAGGATCTATCAATACATATTCTGTTGAATCGCCGTGATCGTAAATATCGATATAAGCAGCATTAGCGTTTTGCAGGATTAGAAAAGCCGCCTCAATGCGATCAAACTCATCCCTCAAATGTGCTGCACTTTCCTGTCTATTTGGTCTGCCTTTGTACGCATTTGTGTATGCTGGCATTGTTATCTCCAGTTGTATAAATCACTTACATCAGCCGTTGCCGTAAAATCAATATCATTTCTTGCAAAAACCAAATAAACCCAACCAATGCCATCATGAATACAAATCACAATAGATCCATATTTACCGCCAGTACCATTACTATCCCACGGAACACCATCAATTGATGATCCATTACTATCAGTTGACCAGATCGCGCCATTATTAAACTTGAACGATCCATTGCCACCATTGGCTATTATCAAGTAAATAACCTTCGGATCTTCTTCTTTCGGGTCAATGAAACCAAGAGAAACGTTTCCCTCTACAGTAAGGAACTGTAAATTCCCGAACGCAGGATCAAGAATTGTTTCGGTATTAAGCGATCCGTAATTATGGTTTTCCTCGTCTTTTGATGATGCATCATCAGCAAGCTTCTCAAGACAGGCCATTGCTATTTCTATGGCTTCAAATTGCTCATTTGCTTCTTCGGAAGATATTTTTCTGCCGAATTTTGCTTTCAATGTATTTTTATACGAACAACTCATACTGATATTCCCTGCAAGACATCATCTGTTCCGACTTCTATTGTTTCCTGATTATCGGCATACACTTGCAAATGAAGTGCATCAGTCCCGTATGTTGCTATTACCGAACCCGCAAATTTCCCATCCTTGTTTACTTGCGATGGCATATATTCTTGACGATTGACTCCAAAGACAGTTGTTGTCGCCGCCGGACCACTGACTGTATACATCGTGTCTTTTGATCCAAATCTTAAAACTACATAGATCCTATGCGGATCTCCGGTGCTTCTCGACAAGAAGTTTATATTCAGGTCAGTTACACCAGCATCGATGTTCAATGTCTGAATGAATCCCTGAGATGGATCAATATCGAAATCACCATCCCCAGGCACGGTATGTTTACGAACAATCGTAATTCCAATTTTTTGATAACTGTCAGACCACGCCGCAATAAACGCTTCAACACGGTCAAATTCTGCAACTATATCGTCAGAATCAGCAATTGAACCATCAATATCAACATAGGTATTTGTATATGGAATAAGGCTCATCTGCGTATAATTTTCCGCTTGCTAATGTGGAATTGCATGCTGTATAGGGTATGAGGAAGCTCGGCCGCGCTCCGGTGGTACATAATGAAGCTGGCATTGCGCGCGTGACTGTCCATCGACACTCGAATATCAGTCTTACTCGCCGCCGAGTAAATGAATTCTCCGTGCCTGGATATACCGTACCGGCCGCCACCAAGAAACTCAGCCCTGTCCATCAGCGTTTCAAAATTCTGCGGTTCTTCGTTGTAGTTATAATCCGCCGAAACTGTAAGCGATGTCCTACCCTCGCCCTCGATGTAGAGAACCATGTCTCTCCAGCGCTTATTCATCTCGGGATGCCCTGCAAAGTGATATGCCGTTACTGCGTATGCCTCGATCTCCTCACCGTCAAAATTGCGCCCTACGTCTGTCTCATAGACATAACCTTCATCTGTACCGATAAAAACGCGCTCTAAGCCGTTAATTTCTCCATTGGTGGTAGATGTGACTATCTTTCCATAGTCAATTGTCATGATTCCATTGACCTTGTTTCCAGAAAAGCCAATTACGATCGCCTCATGATTCGAGAAAAAGCATCGATACAGGCTTTTCCCTCTATGAATCACTGATTTCTGAACCACCGACCCTTTAAGAAAGGCCTGGACAAGTGGGTCTACTTTCATGCTGATCTGGTTCGATGCAAAATCACCATAAGTATCTGTTGTTGGGATCTGCGTAAATCCACGATCATCAAGATAAAGCGTCCGGCCAATGCGCTGCATGGTATTTGTCAGTGCGCCAGTTTCAAAATTATGCAACTTGAGTGAAATGTTCTCCTGAACAAATCCGGTCAGAACATAGGTCTGGTTTCTTGTGAAAACGAAAGTCGAATCACCAATTTCCTCGATGAAACCTGTAATTTCATCACCAGCCAGCAACTCATTTGCTCCTGTTACCGGAGTAAATGATAGACCCCTGTTCTTTCCGGACAATTGGAGCGACCCGCCCGAAAAGGAATACATTAAATGACCGCGATGAACACCGATATTTTCAGGCGTATCATCATCCATTCCAGTCTCGATCTGGACAAAAAGCGTTCCATCAAACTCAAATCCATAATCAACACCTGACACACCGTACATTCGGTGAGTACCAGCATGGCCACCGAAATTATAATTTCTGAATTTATAATCACCACCTGGGGCAATCAATTGCGTAACCTGCGGAGTAATAGCTCTTGATACGGCCATTGTTGCTGCCGATACCTGTAGATCCTCTCCACTTGAGAATGGTCCACCTGTTATTTCAGCAGTAATAAAATAGCCTTCCGCATCATCACCTGACCAGTAACCGTTTGTCGATACGATCCTACCGACAACGCATGAAGCGCCTGACGCAAGGCCAGTAACAGTATCGCCCTCAATTATCTCTGTTGTTCCGGACTCAAAGTAAACCTTATAACCGAGATTAATCTCAGTCCATCCTGATCCTGATTTCTCCCACAATGTAGCCTGTGTTCCGGTAACGTTATTCCTAAAAGCATAAACGGAATTATTGTAGATCTGTACACCCAGGCATGCTCCAGAACATGCCGATCCTCCGACCTTTTCAATAAGAATCCTGCGCACGTTTTCAGCATTAAGTCTTGATGTGTCGTGCTCGTCTTCGTCTTCCTCGCCTTCGTAATCAGCAGACGATGTTGCAGTTGCCGTAGTCGATCCCTGCGTCCACACAACACCATTTAGAACATTATCAGTGAGATCCGTGATGATGAAATAACCATTGCCTTCTGCATCGGTAAGCTCATATCTCGCAACAATCCCTGATTCGCCGGTACTGGACGAAATCAAATCTCCAACAGTGAATGGACCATTATTTATACCTGTAAAGGATACTTTCCAGTATTCGGCTTCGTGAGGTGCTGGCCTTCCGTCATAACGCTCAAACCCACCAACGCGCTGATATGCACCGTCAATAAAAAAGGGTTCATAGTTTTTTGATACCAGCAGTTCCCCAGGCTTAATCTTTAATGCAGAGTGCACGAGATTCAGACCACCGGTAAGAACAACCTTATCTTTCAAAAATATTCGAGAACTGCGATTGCGTCTTGAATTTCTACTGTAGGCTATTGCGCGCCTCATTCTGGCGTAACTACCAAATCAGCGTCAGAGTGTGATTCCCTGTTGAATCCCTGATCAGGCAAGTGAGCTGCTTCCATCTCGCTCAGGAGAAATTCATATTCCTCATGCGATCCGGCAGAAACTTCCGGAGCGTCTTCGTGTTCCGCGTACATAATTTTTGCGAGAACAACAATCAGTCTTGTGAAATCATCAGGAACAAGCGAAACGTCAGTGTTTACCAACATTGCCTTTGGTTTTCTGAGGTACTCATATTTTGCTTTGAGGCCGGCCGTTGAAATTGGCTCGGACAACATAATGGATCTGTTTGGCTTTTGACTCCAGAACCCAGGCGTATCGCTTGCGTCTTGAGTTTCGTAATTGTAAATGCGTGGAAATTCAGAGTTATTCCAATCCTGAAAGGTTGGAAAATGTGCATAACCATCACTTTGCATTACTGCCAAAGTTTTACGCTTGACCAGATTTACAATACTGGACGTAACAGTGCCGATGGTTTCAGTTGCCACCGGCACTACATTGCTACCTTGATTAAGGCTTACTTCCGCTTCGCTCCACAAAAAATCCCAATTTATCCATTCTCGCTGGATTTGAAGGTCTGCCATCTTGACCCAATAAACAGCCTTGGCCTGATCACCAGTAGCAGTTTCAACTGATTCTGGTGGCGTACCCCCGCTGAGTGCTGTTTCCCGAACAAAGTCGGTAACAAGAGAGATGTAAGTATCGGTCACGGAAACTCCTCATTATTTAAGGCGCGTAATCGTTCAGGAAGTCAACAAGTCGGG